GCGTGAGCGGCGCCGCCGACTCGATGCCGCAGTCACACCTGATGGACGTGGCCGACCGCGCCTGCGACATCCTACTGCTCGGCCAGACGCTGACGACCGACAACACCGGCACCGGCTCGCGGGCGCTTGGCGAGGTTCACGACGGCATCCGCACCGAGGTGCTGCAATCCGTCGCGTCATGGGTGGCGTCGATCCTTACCGAGCAACTCATCCCGGCCATCGTGCGGCTGAACTTCGGCACCGTCCCTGCCGAGGACATGCCATACGCCGAGATCGTCATCCCTCGCGTGAAGGACGCCAAGGCCGCCGCCGAGCGGTTCAAGATCCTTGTCGAGACCGGCGTGAAGATGCCGGCGAAATGGGTGTATGAGGAGTTGGAGATCCCGGAGCCGGTGGACGGCGAAGCGATCTTCGGTGAGGAAGAACCCGCCGAGCCGCTGCTTGACCCGCTCACCGCCGCCCGGGAAGACGAGATTGACCTTCGCCCGACGGAAGAGATGGCCCGTGCCGCGCAGGACGCGCTCGACATCCGCCGAACGAAGCCGGTGTCCGAGCGGGGCATGACCGCCGTTGGCATCGCCCGCGCCCGGGACATCATCAACCGCACCAACCTGACGCCCGACACCATCAAGCGAATGGTGTCCTTCTTCGCCCGCCATGAGGTGGACAAGCAAGGATCGACCTGGGACGCGAAGGGCAAGGGCTGGCAGGCGTGGAACGGCTGGGGCGGCGACGCCGGCAAGAAATGGGCCGAGGCCAAGCTGAAACTTATCGAAGCGGAATGACCAAGGCCGACATGCGCGACCTCGCCGCCGAATGGCTCGCCCCGATGGACGAGGCGCTCGCCGACCTGATCGAGCAAAGCCGGACGATGACGCCCGGCGCGTTCAATGCCGCAGTTGACGACGTGGTGGCGAGCATTCCAGCGATGTTCTCGCGCTTGAACAAGCAGGCCTTGATTGACGCGCTAGAGGCGGAAATCGGGGAGTCCATCATCCGGGGAATCGAGCGGAATGTCTAAGCTGAACATCAACGTCACGATCACCGGCGCGCAGGAGGCGAAGCTCGCTGCGATCCGCCTGTCGGCGCCTGCCGTGCGACGCCAGGCGGTGAACGACGGCGGGCTGGCCGCGCTCAACGTGATTCGCCGATACTACGGCAGCCGAGGGCGGTTCCCATGGATGAACACCAGCCTGCCGACGCATGGACCGGGGCGCGTCGCGTCGCAATGGTGGCGCTCGACGGAAACCGGCTGGTCGATGCGGCAGCCGAATAGCTTCAGTGTCAACTTCATCAACGGCACGATCGGTCTGTCCCACAAGATCACCGGCGGCACGATCCGGGCGAAGCGGAAGAAGTTCCTGACGATCCCGGTGGATCCCCGGGCGCACGGGCTGACTGCGAAGACTTTCTCTCGGACCATCGCCCCGCTGTTCCAAGCCAAAGGCATGCTGCTCTACGTCGATGAACAGACGGCTGACGTGAAGGCAGCCTACGCGCTGAAAAAGAGCGTCACACATCGCCCGTGGCCCGGTGCCTTGCCGCCGCTCTCATCCTATCTCGACGCATTCGTAAACGAGGCGCTCGACAGCCTGATCCAGTCGTTCGACACCGCTTGAAAATCGAATGTTGACTATCCTAAGCAATTTACTAAGGATTCGGCAGATGACCGGCCTGACAGTCAACTGCGCGTTCCAGTCCGAGCTTTCCGAAGCGGGCTCTATCGTGTTCCTGCCGGAAGGTACTCACCAGATCACCGCGAGCGTCGGCGGGAAGCCCAAGACGCTGACGGTGACGGTCGATGACCGGGTTCTCGCATCCTTCGCCGACGACCTTGCCCGCCGGATGGAGTCCAACGTCCGGCCTTTCGCCGGATTCGATCACAAGCCGGGTGCGGCCTCATTCATCCCGCAGGCGTTCCGCTACGAGCCAGGCGTCGGCCTGCTGCTCGATGTTGATTGGACCAGCGCCGGCCGCGCAGCCATCGAGGGCCGCGACTACTCCTACTTCTCGCCCACTTTCCTCGTCTCCAAGGACGGAATCCCAACGGGCCTCACGACTCGCGGGGAGATCGGCAGCCTGGTGAATGACCCGGCCTTCGAGGAAATCCCGCGGATCGCTGCATCTCATACCCCAACTGACAATCCCATGGATCATCTGATCGAACTCGGGCTTGTGGAGGCGTCTTGTGCGCCCGATCAAGCTCTCGAAACCGCCAAGGCCGCGCTCGCTTCGCTCCGTGAAGCTACTGCGCAGGTCGAAACCGTCGAAGCCGCCAACATGGCCAAGAAGTCCGCCGAGGACGAGCTGGCCGACATGAAGAAGCGGAACGACGAACTCGAAGCCGCTTACAAGTCCCTCAAGGACGAGATGGCCGCGAAGGCCTCAGCATCTGCCGACGCCGCCATCGAAGAAGCCATCAAGGCCGGCCGCATCGCCCCGCAGGACGACGCGACGAAGGCTTTCTGGCGCTCGTCCATCACCACCAACCCGGAAGCCGTGAAGGCGCTGAACGCCATCCCGGTCAATCCCGCCCTCTCTGGCAAAACGGTCCTCGCGGGCCGCGTCGAAGAATCGCCTCAAGGCCCAGTTTTGACCGGCCTCGCCCGCGTCGAAGCTGCCTTCAAAGCTCAATCCCAATCCTAATATCCCATGCCCAACAACTTGACCCTGCTTGACCTCGCCAAGCTGAACGGTGCCGACCCGATTGTCGGCCTGATCGAGGAAGTCGCCACCGCTTCGCCGGAGGTGACCATCATCCCTGCCCGGACCATCCGCGGCACGTCCTACAAGACCGTCATCCGCAACAGCCGCCCATCCGTGGGATTCCGCGCTGCCAACGAAGGCACGGACGCCACCAAGTCGAACTTCACCGAACGCCTCGTCGAGTGCTTCATCCTCTCGGCCCGCGTCGAGGTGGACAAGGCCGTCGCCCGTGGCTACGAAGACGGCCCCGAAGCCATCCAGGCCATCGAAGCTGCCGGCGTCATGCGTGCCGCGCTCTCGACCGTTGGATCCCAAACGATCTACGGCACCGCCGCAGGCGCGAAGGGCTTCTTCGGCCTCCAGCAGCTCATCGGCACCTTCGGTGACGAGCTGGTCGTCGATGCAGGCGGCACCACCGCTGGCACCGGCTCCTCGGTCTACGCCATCAAGGCGGGCACCACCGGCGTCCAATACGTCTACGGCAACGGCACCACCTTTGACCTCTCGGCCTTCCGTGAGGGCGACGCAGTGGATGCCAACTCCAAGCGTTACGCCGCGTTCATCTCGGACCTGACCGCGTGGATCGGCTTCCAGTGCGTCAACAAATACGCCGTGGGCCGCTTGAAGGACGCCACTGCCGACAGCGGCAAGGGCGTGACCGACGCCAAGATCGCCGAGCTTCTCAGCAAGTTCCCGGTCGGCGAGCGCCCGAGCCACCTGCTCATGTCCCGCCGTTCGGCCTTCCAGCTCCAGGTCAGCCGGACGACCGCTCCGAATACCAAGCAGGAAGCATTCACCGGCATCCTTCCGGGTGTCCCCACCGAGTCCTTCGGTATCCCCATCATCATCACCGACTCCATCGGTGACACCGAAACCCTCAGCTAATCACGACCATGGCTTTTGAATTCAATCGCAACCAGCAGGACCAAAACTTCGTCTCGACCGTCACGCTTCTCGCGGCTGGCGCGAACACCGCTTCCTTCGACCTCGAGCAGGCCGTCGGTGGTGACGTGGAGCGCGTCGTCTTCGAGTTGGCAGGACCGGCCCTGAACGGCACCCAACTCACCGACGCGAAGGTCGTTACCTACGCGCTGCAAGACAGCGCCGACGGATCGAGCTGGGCCGCCGTTGACCCGGCGATCTCGACGACCCAGACCGGTGTCAGCACCGCTGGCGCTGCCGCCAAGACCGTCCGCTTCCGCCTCCCGGCCAACACCCGCCGCTACGTCCGTATCGCCCAGACTGCAACCGCTACCCCTGGCACGCTCACTGCCGCCATGGTCGCCAAGCTCCTGTTCTGATCGACCCACCCATTGAGGCCCGCCTGTTCGCGGGCGGGCCTCTTTCCTTTTCCTGACTCATGGCTTGGATTGCTCTCACCGTTGACTCCTTCCGCGACCGCCTCGGCAACGACGAACTCGACCGGCTGGTCGAAGAGTCGCCGACGCCTGACGCGAAGCTCGCTGAGATCCTCGCCCAAGTCGCCGCGGAGTTTGTCTCTCGCATCAACGCAGGCCGCCGCAAGCGTGGCCTCGGCCCGTTGGTCAACACCGGACTCTTCATCCCGCCCGGGTCGCAGCGGCACGCCTACGCCATCGCCCGCCGCCTGCTGACCGACTCGTTCCCGTCGCTCTCCGAGTTCAACGGCGAGGACCGCAAGCTATCCGTGGAGGCCGCTGAGAACTTCCTCGACGACCTCGCCAACAACAACGCCGACGCCGACGACACGGGCGCGGCATCCTTCGCCACCGCCTCGGGCGCATCGTTCCGCTACTCGGGCAAGGCCCTGATGGACTTCGCCGAATCTCCCTGACCCATGGCCTCCCTCATCCGCCAGATCGTCGAGAGCATCGCGGAGCATCTGCGGGAGTCCGAGTATTTCCGCACGGTGCCGACGATCCCCGTCCTCGTGGAGGACCAGAAGAACGTCGAGAACGAGATTGTCAACGCTGCGCAGAAGACCGGTGCGTTCGTGATGGTCAACTTCGCATCCGGCGAGACCGACACCGACAACACGCCCGGCCCTTACCTGACGACATCCACCTTCCAAGTGACTGTCTCGGAGATCCCGAGCATCTGGCGAAGCAAGGCACGCCCCGGCCCGTCATGCACCGAGATAGCGGAGGCCGTTGCTCGCCTGCTGCATCACGTTCAACCCGCCGACCGTGACGACGCCCCGCTCTCTGGCGGCGTCCTACTCTTCGCCGGCATGAGCCAGCAGGCGAACGACTCGATGCTCCAGCAGGCCCTTCAATTCACCATTCCAATCGGCCTTTCCAACGACCCACCCACCCGATAGACCATGCCTACCTTTTCCCGCACTACCATCGTCCGCGGCCCGTGCAAGATCGGCTTCGACAGCGCGACCTTCTACAGCAAGGGCGGCGTCACGCTGACGATGACGAACGCCACCTTCGACAAGGAGACTGACGCTTACGGTGTCGTGTCCAAGTCGAAGACCGACTTCCAGATCGTCGTCGAGTTCGAGCCAGTCGGTGAGATCGAAGACCTCGCCAAGCTCTTCCCCTACGGCAACACCGCGATGGGCGCGAGCATCTACGGCGGCGCTGACAAGGCGCTGACGATCACCGCAGCAGATGCCACCTACACGATCAACAACGCGGCGGTGACTCAGATGCCATCGATCCGATGCAGCGCCAACAACACCGCTTTCGGCACCGTGCAGTTCACTGGACTGCTTGACCTTGGTGGGGACCCGTCCGTGCTGGCCGATTACTACGCAGTAGCCGGAGGCGCGAGCATCGGGGCCGCATTCGACCCCACGAAGATCATCACCGCCCCGTATCAGGCGACTCTGGGCGCAATCGGCCCGTTCTTCTCCGAGGCTGGCTTCGAAATCAGCTTCGATCTCAGCCTCAATCCTGTGACCGTTGACGGGATCGGCACGGTGGACATGAGCTTGCAGAACCTCGGTGCAACGATCACCTGCATTCCGACTGGACTCGCGGAGAGCGCCTTCGATGCGCTCTTCGGATCGCTGGATGCCGGCGAAGACCTCGCATCATCCGCGCTCGGGATAGTGACTGCCACCGTTGGAGGCCTCGACTTTGATTGCGCTGCGGTGCAATTAATTGATCTGCAAAAGCGATTCTCCCCGACTGACAACCGACTCGGGCAGCTCACGCTCGCAGCCAAGCGCACGTTCTCGACCGGCGCGCCTCAGCCGCTCTTCACGGTCGCTGCTGTCACTCCTCCATGATCTGCAACCTGACCATCGGCGCGACGGTCATCGAGTTGGCCGGGGGCAACGGGCGCGAGTCCGAAACCTCCGGCCTGCGGATCGACACGGAGACGAACTT